AAAGTGCCATCCCTACCAGCCGCAGTAGCTAAAGTATCTAACGGTTGCGCTCTTGTTCCAGTACCACTAGAAGCTAACCAATAATAAATAGCGCCAGTACGGGGAGCTATAAATAAGTTTTGCCCGTAGTTGTCATTAGACCAAAGACGTAATTGGCTACTTAATACTGATGAAAAGCCAGAACCCCATGAACCACGACCCCAAGTACCTGTACCCCAACCTGTACCAAACACAGCTATATTTGTACCTACGGGAAGTTGATAAGCAACAACAATAGTACCGCCAGTAGCACTTACTTGGGAAGTAGCAAAGGTAGCCGCAGTAATTGTGTAAGTAGAGGCAGACGGAACTCCGCTCACCACATACTCGCCTGATAGTGTAATACCGCCAAAAGGCGTGCCACCTGTAATAGTTAAATAATCTCCAGCAAACGGGTTATAACTTACATCCGTTATGGTTACGGTATATGCACCTACGTTTGCGCCTATTGTATGGGAGGCGGCAGTTGTGCCGTTTATGCCACGAACTAGCCCAGTTAAGGTATTAGCCGTTATGCCTGTATAGGAAATAGTCTCAGAGTCAATCCGTATAATGCCGCCTGTTGACGGAAAGCTTGCCGCAGAAAGAAGAATTAAAGATGTACTAGTAGCAGTTATAGAGGCGGTAAGCGTAGAAAAAGCGGTAGCGCATTTATTAATTAAAGTACTAGTTGTAATAACAGGAGTTACATCGTAATAGCTACCATTTTGGATATAGTATTTAAGGTTAGTGCCAACGCCTATAAAGTTGTTACCAGCTAAGTCTACCCAAGCCCATAAAGCACGAGCTGTACCTAAATACTGAGCTGGATTTTGTTGAGTCCAACCACCTATCTTTTCAGGATTACCAGACCGAAAACGAATTTTGTCGCAGTCATACCAGCCACCCTCATTGGAGTAGTTAGTACCCTCTCGATTAATTCCGGGTTTAAACTGTAGTTTCTGTAATGGCATATCAACCTATCATAGTCGAGGCAGATGTTTGTACATCGGCTACTCGCTTGAGCCAGCCTTTGCCATAGGTTGGGAATGTTGGTAGTGATTTATAAAACGCTTCTTTGCTATTGCTAAACTTTTCAAGTAGGTCTTTACCTTCAGCATCTTGAATTGCTTTTATGGTTGCCGGTCCTATTGAGCCATCGGCAGTAACCCCTAGGGCTTTCTGTATCATTTTACGAGCAGCGGCTGGTCCAGCATTAATAGCAAAGTCGAAAACAGCATAGTCCACGCCAGCAGGTAAATCATCACCCCTGACTGCATCCCAATAATCTCTTTTATATAACGGTTTAACATCTTCTTTCTTCAACGCTTTCATGTCGTCTTGAGTAACTTCATGTCCTATGTACTTCTCCCAGTTAGCTTGAGTACAGCCCCACATTGTAGAACCTTTGCGCCCGTCTGGTAACTTATTGCCGGGGTCACGCTCATCATTAGTAAAACCGCCCTCATGGGCTATGACCATATCAAACGACTTATCCCAATTACTAATCATTTTTTACCCTTCATATCCATAATTTTCTCAAGCGTCCTACCACCGAAGTAAAAGCTCATAATGAGCATACCCCACTGCCCAAGCAGCTCAACATAGTTATTGTTTACCTCAACATCCCATGCAGACATCATGGCAAAAGTAGTGTATGTCATTAGGATAAATACCAGCGTCATTGGACGAATGTTTTTAGATAGCCAAGAGTCCGACATCATGTCAGCTTGTAGTCGCTTAGTTAACTCTTGTTGTTCGCTTACATCTGCCTGTAACTGAGCAAGTTCACCGTTCTGGGCTAGTGTTGCTAAATCTAACTGTGCCTTAGCTTTAGCCTCTGGGTCAGGTATTAACTTATCAATTAACTTACCGCCTATGTTTAGTATTGCATCAAGTCCTAGCATTATTTCCTCTTCTCTCGTTCTTCAAGCAGTTGTACCTTAACTTGTAGTTGATGGATGTCTTTATAAACTTCTTCTTTAAGTCTATGCCTTGCCTCGGCAGACAAGGGTGAGTCAGTTGGCACATTTTCTTTGGTAATTAGTGCTGGCATCTGCCCTTCAATCTTAGTTAGCCGTGTAGAGAAGTCCGACACTTGACCAAGAAGCCATGCAAGACAGGCTACAACAATAGGTAATACCGCTTTTAGAACGTCTTGAATGTTCATTTCTTATTCCAAAGTTCAAATAACGTCTTAACTTTTTCTTCTAGAACAGATACTTTATTATCCATTTTGGCAAGGACAATAACAAGCGTAACAAACCCCACTAACAGAGGCCATATCTTTGCTAGTATGTCTATCGTATCCACTTAGGCAGTCCTGTTCCATATATAAACTGAAATAAATGGTTGCATATTTGCGTTTGTTGCAGATGAGCCTTCTGTTGTAATGCCATGTTGGTGATTTACATTAACTCCGCCTGTACTACCAGAATAAGTATGGGTATGAGTTGTATTTGGAATGCCCATATCCTCTAAAATATAGTTTGGAGTGCCCGCGCCTTCTTCTAAACCGCCACTAGCGCCAGATATTGGACCTACCACTCCAATACCGCCTGAACCATTAATGTGAACGTGACCTTGGTTTTCAACGCTTGTTGTTCCACTATAACCATGTAAATGGTCTGGCGAATCTATACCTGTTAATCCACCGTGATTATGGCTTACAAGAACAGCATTAGCAGAACCGCCTGTAGAGCCAGCCGGATATGCAACACCAGCACCAATCATTACTCGAGCATCGGCAAACGCTACCCATGTACCAAAACCAAACAACGTATTAGGGTTTGTACTTACTGTAGATGTGTATATAGACCCAACCGGATATAAAACCGCCATTGCCGCTGCAACAAAAGCCGTAGTCGCTATAGTTGTGTTGTTTGTTCCCGGAGCTTGTGTTGTTGATACTGCTGCTGTGCTTGCTGCACCAACAGTCAAACTTGCAGCCGTGCCAGTAAGTCCTGTACCCGGACCGGAAAACTGAGTAGAAGCGGTTATTGTTGTCCCGCTTATAGTAGTTGCGCTTACTGTACCACCTGATAAGTTTGTTGCTGTTGTAGCTGTAGCAGCATTACCACCAATAGATAAACTAGCTGCTGTTCCAGTAAGCCCTGTACCGGGACCTGAGAACTGAGTAGAAGCAGTTATGGTAGTTCCACCTATGGTAGTAGCGCTTACAGTTCCGCCCGATAAGTTTGTTGCAGTTGTAGCTGTTGCAGCATTACCTGTAGTATTTTGATTTAATGTTGGGAACGTACAGTTAGTCAAATCGCCAGAACTTGGTGTACCTAAAGCTGGAGTTACTAAAGTAGGTGAAGTGCTTAAAACTACGTTACCCGAACCAGTAGAAGACGTTACGCCTGTACCGCCATTAGCTACAGGCAATGTTCCTGTTACGCCTGTAGTTAAAGGTAAACCCGTAGCATTGGTTAAAACTCCAGAAGTAGGTGTTCCAAGAGCTGGAGTTACTAAGGTAGGTGAAGTACTAAGAACCACATTGCCTGAACCAGTAGATGAAGTAACGCCAGTACCGCCATTAGCTACAGGTAAAGTGCCTGTAACTTGAGTTGCTAAGTTAACCGTGCCTGTTATTTGCCCTGCTGGATAGCCTGTGCAATTGGTTAATGTTCCAGAAGTAGGTGTGCCAAGAATGGGAGTAACTAACGTAGGTGAAGTACTAAGTACATTGTTGCCAGAACCTGTTGAAGATGTTACCCCTGTACCACCATTGGCTACTGGTAAAGTACCTGTAACACCTGTGGTTAAGGGTAATCCAGTTACATTAGTCATTACGCCGGAAGTAGGTGTGCCAAGAATGGGAGTAACTAACGTAGGGGATGTACTTAATACGTTATTTCCTGTTCCTGTAGATGTAGTAACGCCTGAACCACCATTAACAACAGCAACTATGCCGGTAACATTTAAAGCAGTTCCGCCAATACTTAAAGCTGAAGCACTCCCAGTAAGTCCTGTACCCGGTCCTGAGAACTGAGTACTAGCTGTTATTGTTGTACCAGAAACCGTGCCTGAACTTGTAAGTGAAGTACAGTTAATTGCGCCTGTAGTAATAGTTCCGCCAGTAACAAGGCTTTGTGCATACTGCACATAATCTAAAGCAACAAATGCTGTTCCGGTACAGTACAAATACATAGTCCGCCCATTAGGAACTTGAATTGTAGAACCACCTGAAGGTTTAATATAAGCTATGGCAGAACTATTTAAACTGTTAGTTACCATGTAAAGCTTAGGAACAGCTGGGACTATTACACTATATGTAGCATTTTGATTACCTGTGAGTATAAGTACAGCACTTCTTGCTTCATCCGTAGCACCATTTAAGTTTGTTAGGGTGTAGTCAGCATTAACCATTATGACGGTGGTTTGACCAACAATAGCCTGTTCAAGGAGAGTGCCTAGATTAGTATTGGTGGTTTGACCCCAAGTACCTGTCTGGTCGCCATCTCCTATGAGAGTTAATTTTAATGAGGTTGAATAGGTACTTGCCATAATTTATCCTAATTTTGTGTATTAATTTGCGTCCATGATGGTGTTTGTTCAGTATTAATTGGTTTCCAATAAACAGCAACGGGGGTTCCAACATTTCCAGTAGCTACATCCCCGGTTAATCCTACCGTTCTTACACCGTTTGTTACAGTTCCTACTGCACCTGTTAAATTAACACCGGTTAAGTCAAAGCCTTTACCAAAACCTACTGTTCCTACATTACCGTTAGAATTATCGCCTGACAACCCTTTACTAAAATTTCCTGTAACAATACCCGCACTTCCAGTAGAATTAACACCGGTTAAATCAAAACCTTTTCCAAAACCTATCGTTCCCACTGCGCCTGTTGAATTAACACCGGTTAAGTCAAAACCTTTTCCAAAACCTACTGTTCCTACATTACCGTCAGAATTAGTGCCCGTCAATGCTTTACTTAAAACTCCTGCAATAGTGCCTGTATTTCCAGTAGCTACATTCCCAGTTAATCCAAGTTGGTTTGCTAACCCTACCGTCCCCACTGCACCTGTTGAATTAACTCCAATTAATGCTATTGATAAATTATAAGTAACATTACCTATATTGCCAGTTGCAAAATTTGATATAGACAGACCGTTCCAACCAGTATTATTGCCAGCGTCTGAGTTAAAATTATAAGGATAAGCGTTAAATGTAGCACCGCCAGTAGCATTGCTGTCTTTGATTGTTAAATAACTTACAGAAACTGTACCGCTTGCTTGACTGATTGTAGCCTGAGTTCCTGAAAGTGTACTTTGTAAAAACTTTTGAGTTGTGCCAGATGTAACAAATGAACCTACTGTACTAGTTACACCTGATTTAAGTTGTAGTGTGCCATTTGTAAATGTTAATGTTCTTAAAGAATTGAGCGTTAGAGCATCTTGAAAAGCAAATGTTCCACCTAAACCGTTAAATGTGATTGGAAAATTTATCGCCTGCCCTGCGGTGGTAATTTGCTGTGTGCCAGACGTACCTGCAAAGGTAGTTGTTGAAACACCAGCAGCATCTAATGTCATTCCGCTTACTAATATTAAATTTCCGTAAATAAACCTACCATTTGCATTTAAAGTACCTGTAAATCCAGTAAAGTTTAAATTTTTAATTGCACTATTGCCAGTAGTCGTAATACTATCTGCACCAGCAGAAATGTTAAAAGACGGTGCGTTTGCTTCTGTCCCACCCGAAGAAGAACCATGACTAATTGTTCTTGTTTCGCCAAGTATGCCTGCGCCATTTACGTTTACTGTTGGTGTGCCTGTGTAACTAAAGTTTATAGCTGTTGGCGTTGACCAAACAGTTGTGTTAAGACCAGTTAACGTAATATTGCTTGTGCCAAATGCTAAAGTTCGAGCCGTTGCTCCTGACCCATCAAATAAACCCGCAGTTGCCGTGTAGTTATTTAAATTAAGAGTTCCGTTATTAAGTATAATTGTTCTTGTAGAACCAAGTGTTAAGGCATCTTGAAGTTGCCAAGTACCACCTACACCGTTGAAGCCAAATGGTCTGTCAAAAGTTACACCAGCAGTAGTAACGGTTTTAGTTCCAGATGTAGCTATAAAACTTAAAGTTCCATTTCCAGAACCAGAAGTCATATTAGTAGACGCTTTAAAATTTCCGTATACATTATGAAATTGCGCTGTAAAACTTCCACCAAACCCAGTTGGATTAACACCATCCGTAAAATCAAGATTTAATACGTTGGTGTTAGCATTTTGCATAGCAAAAGTGCCAGTACCAGCAGTAATCCTAAACGATATTGCATTTGCCTCAGAAACAAGACCCGGATTGATTGACCTTGCCGTTGCGCTATTATCTGTACAAATAACTTGAGGGGTTCCAGTAACTGTAGTAGTTGTTGAACCAATAAAAATTGCTCCAGTTCCAGTAAGAGTAATGTTACCAGTTCCAAATGCCAATGTGTTAGTTCCAGCAGATGTAAATAATCCAGTACTCAACGTATAACTAGAAAGATTAAGCGTTCCAGCAGTTAGTGTTGTAGTTCTTGTAGAGCCAAGAGTTAATGCGTCTTGAAGTTGAAATGTGCCACCAACACCGTTAAAAGTTACATCAGCGGGGAAAGATTGACCATTTGATGTTATTGTTTTTGTACCAGAAGTTGCAGCAAACTGGACTGTGCCCACTCCAGCACCCAGTAAAGTTGTTCCACCCCAATTCCAGTTTCCAAACACCAAAATTGAGTTTTGGACAGAAACTGTACCAGTAAACCCTGTGAAGTTTACATTCTTGTAAGCGCCACTGGTTGTTGAAAGATTAACTTGGTCTGACCCTGCATTTACATTTAAACTAATAGCATTAGTTTCACCTGCTGGACCAAAAATAAATCCCCGAGTACCAACGCTACCACTATAAGTAGATTCAACAAGCGGAGCTGTACCTGTAACTGTTAAATTGGTTGCAGTTGATGTAGTAAAAACAGTAATGGCATTTGCAGTAACAACTATCTTGCCTGTACCAAAAGCAAGTGTTCTAATATTAGAATTGCTTGAAGTAAAAGCTACCGTTGTCAATGTGTAACTGCCTAAGCTCAGGGTTCCTTGGGTGAGTGTAGAAGTTCCATTAGAAGCGGCAATTAATTCTACAGTAGTGTCTCTAGCCAAAGAAACTGTACCACCAAATGAGTCAACTATAAAACCACTAAGGCGCAGCGTTATGCCTGCTGAATCTACTGTTTGCGTTAGTCCTGACCCAGAAAAAATCCAGCTTGGTGTACCTGTCACTGTGGTCATTGTCATAGACGAAGTGAGCGTCACGTTTCCAAAAATGGTGGGGTCAAAGTTGCCTTGAGTCCAGTTAAACGCCACTGTGCGCCCACTAAAGCTCAAAGTTCCCATGTTCCAATTTGCGTCTATTGTGACGGTGTTTCCGGTACGCAAGCCATCACCTGTAGTAGCCCCAGAGTTGTCAATAATGCAAGTGTCTTGAGCTAACGGAAAATTGTTTACTGCTGCTGTACCACCCGAAGACGTAGCCCATGTAGTTCCAGACCAGTTTGCACTTATGCCAGCAGCAGTGCTCCAGTATTTGTTTACCCCTGCTCCAAATGTAATGTTGGTGTTGCCCAAGCAGTTACCCAAGCGAGTGCCAGACCATGTTCCTGACGCACCAGCGGCAACAATGTTTTGAAAATCTACATCAGCCAATGTAGCAATTGTTGCAACCGTCAATGTACGCTGAGTGCCAAGTACATCCGAACGAACACAAAGTCTACGAACCGCCGTATTAGCCGCACCTATAGTTAAAGTGCCATTAATTGTTTGATTTGCTGAAAGATTAATAAAACCAATACCATCAGTTGTTCTACTTGTAAATGTTAAATTATTAAAGGTATTTGTGCCTTGAATAGTATGTGTAGCCGCAGTTACGCTACTTGCAATAACATTGTAGTATGTAAGACCACCACCATTAAGGTTAAACGAGTTATTTGTAGCGGTTATTGTTGATGTGCCAGCATTAAAGGTTAAATTTGCTGTATTGGATATATTTATGCCTGTTGCTGCCGTACAAGTTATAGCAGACGAACCAAGAGAAACAGACCGAACAACTGTGCCTTGACAAGTTAATCCCAATACAGCAATCGTAAAATTTGCAGTACTAAAATTACCGGCAGTTGAAAAAAGAGTGCCAGTACTTGTATAGTTACTGCCAAGAGTCCATCCACCCCCAACGCCAACACCTCCTATACCGCCCATATATACGCCCATTGTTCCTAATGTTACGTTATTAGTGGTGATTGTCTTGCCGGTAGTGGTTGCATTAAAACTAATATTTGCGCCGTTTGTAGTAGTAAATGCTACGCCAGTGGCTGCATTAGTCCAACTTCCAAATACATTAATAACAGAAGTGGCGCTGGACGTTATTGTGACGTTACCAACAGCGGGTCCAGCAATAGTTACATCTAAACAAACAGCGTTTGTTCCAATTGTGACCGCATACGCAGTAGCATTAGATAGCGTGTCAAAAATAACATTATCAGCGGATGTTGGTGGTCCAGCGCCTCCAAGACCACCAGATGTTGTACTCCAGTTAGTTGTGGTTGTGGCATCCCAAGTGCCTGCACCACCACGCCAATAGTAGGTCGCCATTTATTCCTCTACAGGCGTATCAACAGGTTCATCAACCACAGGTGGTGGGTTATCAATAAAGTCTTTCCACTTGTCATAACGAGCCTGTTTCATGGCTTCAATCTCAACATCAGATAAACCATGTTCATCTGCTAGATGAAGTGCATCTGAAAATCCGTTGATTTCGAAGTCAATCTTTATCATGTTGTAGATAAACGAATCAATGCTGCCGTTGTGCTATTAGTTGGCATTGTTAAAGTAAATGTTCCTGCTGTAATAGTTTGCGAGCCAAACGTATGAACAGACACCGCTTTATTAGACTGAGTTGAGTTATATAACAACATAGTGTCAAATGCAGTTGTCAAAGTTACTGTCGTGTAAACAATACTTGCCGATGGAGTCCAATATCCTACACCAGCCGTTGTTGATGCGTTTGTAGATGTTGGGTTAGTTGCACCTGTAACCGTTACACCACCAGCCGTATATCCTGTTCCTGATACTTCACCAGTTGCGCTATACGCAGTAGTAGAAGCATTAAGAGTGGCAGATGCTAGATATAAAGCCGCTTTAAATGTATTTGCTGTACTTGCAGTTTGTGCTGGATTAGCCGAACTAAAGTTATGGGTTGCGCTTAACAGTTCCCCCAAAAACGAAGTACACATTGATTGAGTATTTGCCATAATTTATCCTAAAGTTGCACCGACTAAATCGGTAAATGGTGAAGTTTTAAGGGTTACATGAGCAGAACGATGGACTAGTTCACCGTCTAGCCAATACTCTGTCCAAGTTGTGTTCTCAACGTCATTGTCAACTGAACCTTCTTTTTTTTCAAGAAGGGAGTCATCCATTTCGCCTTTTGTTGTTGTAATTAACATAGTATCCTAAGAAATAGTTATTACTGCGGTTGTTGATGATGGTGTTGGGAAAGTAACTGTAAACGTACCCGTTGTTGTCTTATCTGACCCAAAATTCAATACTGCTACTGTTGCACTTGTTGTACTATTGTAAATCAACGCACCCCTACAAGTAAAGGATGCGCTTGTCCAAGTTACTGGGTCAAACGATATGTAAGCCACATTGTTTGTAGTATCCCCAGTAGGTATGTTTGATATAGTTAAAGTATTTCCGCCAGCTGTATATCCTGTACCTGTAACTTCGCCTGTAACTGTATATGCCGCTGTAGTGTTATTTAAAGTAGCGTTTGCAGTATACAAAGCAATTTTGTAAGTATAAGAAGTTCCAGTATTAAAATTAACCAATCCACTGAGTGCATCAGTCTTAAACTGTGTAGTTTGTCCTTGAACTATGGTCACGAGTTAGGTCCGCTCACATTTAATTTAGTCTGACCATCTCTATATGCATCGCCACGCTCCAGACCATCGCCAAGGCGTTTAGCTAGAGTTACGGCTTCAGTAAACTTCTGCTCGTAATAAGTGACCATATCCTGCTCACCCTTCATAAATATCATGGCTTCCCGCATTGCACCATACAGCAGAACAGGGTCAAAGTTATCGCCAAGCCAAGAAGTGCCATTAGAGTTATTAACTGTTAACACAGGTATAGAGAACCCAGAACCAGAACCAACGCCAATATTAGCTGCGTCAAAACTTAAGTTGTCGCCTACTCTGTAGAAGTTGCCACCATTAGTCAAAGCTATTGTTGTAACTATACCGCCAGCAATAGTTATTGTAGCTACAGCTCCTGCACCCGAACCACCTGTTAACGGAATATTTGTGTAAGTTCCGTTAGTGTATAAAGTTCCGCCAGTAATAGTGCTTAAAGTTGTAATAATACCCTGCACAATAGATGCTGGATAAAAGAAATAATGCAGTTCTGCGGTATATGTCTGGTCTGGCGTTGGACCTACAATAGCTACTAATTCCACATTATTTGTGTTTTGTGGGTATTGTGGACCAAATAAGGCGTAATACTGCGGTGTTCCTAAATCAGTTGCTTTAGGGTAAGCCTGTCTAATAAAGTTTACATCTTTATTAAGTAGATACTCGTAACCATTAGTTGTTACTATAGCCAAAGAATATGTGGATAAAAAATCATCCGGCAGAGAAAGATACTGATTACTTGTAGTTAGAGTCCCAGTCACGTTCTTGCGTAATGAAGGAAACTGTATCATGTTAAAGATACGCTCCTCAGCCTGTTGTACAAACGTAGGAATGCTCGATACAAAGAGCGATTCCGTATTCTCAGCGTAGTTCTGAATTGTTTGGTACAACGTCACATAATTCATTATGCCATCGGTCCTCTAGCCATTACACCTTTAGTAGCAGCGCCTGTACCACGAATCTTCATTTCGCCATTAGGATTCTCTGGAGTGTAGTTACCTTTACTAATACCACCAGTAGAAATATTCATCTTAGTCATGCACTCAGCGCCAGTACCATACTTGCTGTCAGCTTGAATAGAACTTTTCTTACCAGACATAGTATGTGGCTCAGCATAAACAGAGGCAGAACCAACTTCCTTGCCCATTACTTTATTAGAAAACTTAGCCATTATCTGCCCCTTTGTGCGGCTACTTTAGCCATATTCCGTCCCATAGACTTCATATTCTTGTTAGTTTTGCCAACAGTATGTTTCATAGGTCCGTTTTCAATTTTTACATTTGGTCCAGAGTCACCTAGGTTTGTACCTTTAGTTTTTCCAGATTTAGTAATACCATCAGCTGCTTTTCTGAATCCCATATTAAACTCCTAAGTTGTTGAGATTGTTACACTATTTACAGTACCCGTTGCAACTAATGCATTGGGAGTTAAAGCCCTATCAAAACTTCTAGAACCACCAACAGGGTACCAACCCCATTCAAATACTCTACTACCACCTTCGGGATAACCACCTTCTGCTACTGTGTTGTTATCGCCATTTTCAGTCTGTAAGCCACTTGTTCCAGAAGCGTAATAACTTATATCAGGTCTTGGCTCCCTTACTGCTTGTGGGTCGTTGACCGGATACATACCTAATTGTAACTGAGGTTGGTCAGGTTCCCAACACTCATCACATACTTTTATACTAACCATTCTGGTCTTAATCGTCAATTTTCTTAATTGACTTAATTTAAATCTTTGACCACATCTATCGCACTCCGCAATACTGTGCTTACCGGAAGCAAAATTACTAGGCATTATCTATAGTAAAACAAGTTGCGTGGAACAAACCGAAGCGGTGCAGTCTCCCTGTCTTCTGTAGACGCTAGACCAAACTGTTCTTCGTAATCAGCTTTTAAAAATATAATTCTCTGTGGGTCTGTACCTTGAATTTTTACACTCATCAAGTAGGCTAACCCAGACACCATACAGTTAATAAACCTAAACGGTACGTCTTGTACATTAACACCGCCACCAGCATCTTGGAGTCTGCGCATACGCCAGTAAACAAGTGTATAAGTTGTTCCAGCAGCAGGGCAGGGCCAGAGGTTTACGCAAGGTAAATACTGCGCTGTAATAGCGTCTCCTATTGCGTGGGTAGCTGCTACTGTATTGTTTTGTCCCCTCCAACAGTTTTGGAGTTGGTTTCCAATAATATTTGTATATGCAATTGTTTCGGAACCAATCTTAATGAAGCCAGTTGACCTCAAGTCTAAGTTAGCAATACTACTGTTTGTTGCCGTTTTTAAAGTAATAGTCGTAGCTGTTGCGCTAATAGCTGTCTGTAACAGATATTCAGTTGTATCGCTATTGCCAGATTGACGGTTAAAGTAAACCTGAACCGGTCTACCTGTAGTTAGCTTATTAGGTATAGTAGCGTAAGTAGGCTCAGATATACGAGAGAGATTAATATCAGTTTGGTTGGTTGTATCAGCATTGCTTGTACGGGTTTCTAAGTCTAAGATGTCCACCGTATCTACTGGAACTGCATAGATACCTTGGTTTGGATTTAGAATTATACTTGTCTCTTCAACCGTCCACAGGTTAATACCACGGTTAGCCCACTCAACTAGCATCAAGTTAAGCGACCTTCTAGCGGTTTTTAAGTCATAGCCAGTACGTAGCTGTGAGCCACAGCGCTCAAACGCTTCCTCAACCATTTCAGTTAGGTCAAGGTTAAATACGCTAGTTCCAGATGTTAACGCCATTATCTATACCCTGCGGTTTTCTTTGCTATATTCTTCGGTTGTGCTACAAACTGCTTACCTTTTGCTTTACCCGCTCGTTTTGCTTTAGTAGTTGCTGCGTACTCTTGAGGGCTTAGCGCTTCAATAGCCTTTTTTGGCAAGTACCGCTCACCTGTAACAGATGACTTTTTGCCTGACTTGGTAGTCCATTTCTGGTCCCCCCAATTTTTTAAAGACTGTTGTGGCGCTTTCAATCTCTATACCCCCCACCGGCGGCTTTATATTTCTTTGCTACCAATTGTGCTTTACGAGCTGACCATTTCCCTGCGCCTGTGCCTTGTGTTGCAGCTGCTTTTACTTGCGCAAGTATACGTTTTCTAAGGCTAGGTTTAGTGTAATTACCAGCTGCGTTTACTTTACCACCCTCAGCGTATTGAGTAAAATCAGTATCATCCCTACGGGGTTCTTTTTTACCCTTGGGCATCTTAGAAGGGCTTATTGCGCCCATTCCACGAGAGGCTTTCATGCACGAGTCTTTCCACGAATAGCGCAGCCATCAGCACGAGCAGAGGCAGATTTAACTTTACCGCCACCAGCCATCTTTTTAACGGAACCACCTTTACGCATTGTGTCTCTATCTTTAGATGCCATGCCTGATTTTAAAGCTTCTTTAGCCCTCATTTTGGGAGAGCCTTTTGTTATATAATCCATAGGGCCAGAAAAAATACTTTTAACGCCCTTTAATAGTTTTGATACATTGTCAGACCTTTCTTCGTCTGAAGTACCCGTACCCGTTAAATCTGTAATACCGGGAGATTTGTACTTTTTAGATGCAGTTTTTGTTTCTTTATCAACTTTAGCAGGCACTGGCTTGTCGTCAGCTTCAGTTTTAGTTTCAGTTTTAGTTTCAACTTTAGCTGCAGGTTTTTCAGCAGGTTTAGCGCTGGATGTAGAGCTAGAACTAGCCGCAGGTCTAGTAGTCTTAACTACAGATTTCTCCATATTCTCTATAGGCGTATATAAATCCCCTGTTTCTGGATTACGTTTAAACTTAGACTTAGTCCCTGTTTCGTCAAAAATATCTTCTGACGTTGTTTTAGTCTCAGTTTTAACTTCAGCTTTAGCTGGTTTAGCTGGTTCAACTTTAGCTGGTTCAACTTTAGCTGGGGCAGTTTCAGCTTTTTTAAGCGGAACTGGTTTAGCTTCCTGCTCTTCGCCTCTTGCTAATTTAAACAGGTCAACACCGGGGTCTTTTATTTGACCCATACGGTACTGAACTATTTCATCCGTGCCTTTGTACTCGTCAGTAGAGCCACCAGTACCAAAACGTCTAGTGCGTTTGCCCATTGTTTTTTTCATTGGCTTTTTCATTATTTGCCTTTCATATCATTTTTCCACGGGTTTTTCCACGAACAGCGCAGCCGTCTGCACGGGAAGAAGCGGAACCACCTTTAGCCATCTTTTTAGGGGCGTCTGGTTTTGGGGCTTCTTTAGTAGTTTTCTCTTTAGCTTTCTCTCTACGAGCTTTAGACTCTTCACGAGTCTCACCACCAAGCTCTTCATTAATAACTTCAACAGGATTAGCTAAGCCCTTAGTATCTAAATAGTTACTAGCCTTGTCACTTAAACCTTTAATGAACTCTTTCATGTTAGCAGTACCTTCCGCCTTTAGCCATCTTAACCATTGTGCCTTTAGTTAATCCTTTTTTGGCTACGCCATTAGCTTCTTTATGTCCAGCAGCTAACCCGCCACCAGCCATTTTCTTCATCATTCCGCCTTTTTTAAGGGCTAATTTAGTGCCTTTGCCGCCTTTATGTTCTTGGGAGTCATGCTGTTTAAACGCTTTCTTAATCATTTTTTTGTCTTGGGCACGGTCATCTTTAGCCATTCCACCTACTGCCATTTTCTTAATCTTGCCACCTTTTTTCATGGGCATTCCCGGAGTTCCGGGTTGTGGCGCTCCAGCCTGCATCATCTGGTTATCAGCGCCCATTGCGCCACCTACAGGCATAGCAGGTTTTTTACGAGCTGCCATTAACGCAGCCATCATCTTAGGGTCTCGTTTTGTTGCCATCGTATCACCACCTTTTTTAAAAGTTTTGCCTTTGTCGGCGTTTGAAAAATCTTGCCCCACGGACTGTGGAACACCTACCTTCTTAGCAAAAGCTTTATTATGTGCTATTGCGTTCATAAAATTGTGTTGCTTTTTAGAGCTACTAGGCATTACACCATCCTACCTTTAGTCTTGCCTTTAACGCAACATCCATCTGCTCGTTTAGACGCACTAGATACTGAGCCGCCTTTTTTCATATATTTTATTTTGTTAATTGGAATATTTTCAAAACCCTCTACATCTGTTTTTATTTTTGAATCAGTTGGAGTTAGTTTTTTTAATGGAACATCGTTTATGTCTTTTCCATTTAATTCAAAGCCATAATCTTTATTTGGTTTAATCAACATTTTTTTATCTGTAGCTTTGCCAGATTTTAATGCGTTTGAAAATTCTTCCATATCAGCCATTATATTATCCGTCCTTTTGTTTTACCTTTAACTGCACATCCGTCAGCTCGTTTAGAAGCGCTAGATACTTTACCACCACTAGCCATCTTCTTAACTTTGCCGCCTTTACGCATTTCAGCAGACTGCATTCTTGAATTAATTTGCCTTAATTCTTCGTCTGCTGCATAGTCTGGGTTTAAGTTAATACTTCTTTTTTGCATTTCAGGTTTTGTTTCGCCAACTTTAGGAATATTTGTTCTGTAACCAATAGACGGTTTTTTTGCTTCTGTTATTTCATTTGCTCTTGCTCTATCAGCAAACTTACTCAGTGCTGCTAATCCAGTTCCTTTTGCTCTTCCTAGTGGACTTTTAGTCATAGCAGCATCTTCTTCAGCTTCTAAGAAGGCAAATATTGGGTCTTTTTTAGTCATTATTTTTACCTTGAAATAAGCTGGTCAATTTTGTTTTCAAGCTTGTTAAACCTTGCGTCAATGTGTTCAACAATGCGGTCAACTTCTGCTTTAGTGACGTTATCACGGGCTACCTCTTCTCTGGTTTTGTTTAACAA